TGGAGAAGAGCCATCAAAGAGCACTTCAATTGTACATGTGTTTATTGCGGAGAAACTTATGATTTACAAAAACTCACCATTGACCACGTACGTCCAAAATGTAGGGGCGGTGAAGATGTGGCAACAAATGTTGTACCGTCGTGTAGGAGATGCAATCAGGAAAAAGGTAGTAAAAACTGGAGGGACTGGATGAGGTCGACATTTGGTATTACAGATAGAGAACAAACTATTTTATCACACATAAGATGAATGAAGAAGATGATCTAACTCAAGAAGACGTAGATGAATATAATAAACGTCGTCAAAAAGAGTATGATGAAGCTACAAAAGGTAACGAAGAGATACGTAGACTACGTGAAGCAAGAAGAGGAATTGGAGCCGGTGGTACACAACTAGAGCTACCCGATATACTTGAAGCTCGTAGTGGAGCTAGAATAGGAGCTGGATTAACTTTTGAAGTAGGAGCTAATAGTATACTAGACTTTTTTACTCCTATTCCTATTGCTGGGCAAGCGTCTCAAGCCGTAGGATCTGCTGCTATTAACGCTATTGCACAAGTTATACGTGGTGGCGAGTTTAGTCTTGGCGAAGTATTAGGATCTGCTGTTGCTAGTCAGATACCCGGTCTAGCACAGGGTAAGGCTATAACTAAAGCTGGTAGCCTTGCAAAAGCTGCTAGTACAGGTGCTGTATCTGGTGCAATAGAAGCTACCAGTATAGCTGCTGTAGATGAAGGCAGATTACCTACAGCTCAGGAGTTTGGTCTAGGAGTTGGAGCTGGTGGTGTACTTGGAGCTGGTTTTCAAAAAGTTGGAGATAGTCTTGACCCTAAAGTTTTAGGTGCTTTTAGAGATTTAAGAGCTAGAATAAATGGTAGTCAAACGCCTTTTCTTCAAGGCAGTGTTGGAGCTGCAAAAATTAACCCTAAAGGTAGTGCAGATCCTACAGGTGCAGGCAGTGAAAGATTTTTATTTGGAGAAGATGTTTTTGGTAATTTACCAGAAGCAAATAAAAAAGCACTTGCTAAACTTGGCATAACTAATAACGAGTCTAAATTATTGATAAATAGATATAATAAAATAGGTAGAGATTCAGCTGGTGCAGTTGAGAGTGTGTTTACAACTTACTATGATTTTGAAAAAACTAAATCAGATGTTTTTCCATTTTTTGCAAAAGAAATGAAAAATGTTACACAAACTCAAACCCCTCAGCTTGACCACGTAGCACAATTAGTAGCCTCGTTAGGTTTTTTTGATGGACAACCTGTTAAATACTGGCCTGAGATTGCTAAAATTGTAGTTAATGAAGGTGTGTTTGGATTAGGACATGATCCTAAAAATCTAAAATATTTAGCCTTTGATGTACATACAGTTAAGTCTAATTTCTGGAGAGATAATATAGGGGACGCTGGCGAAAAATTTTTCAAGGGTCGAGATCTATCGACTCTCCCCAAGCTAAAGGCAGCGGCTAAAGAATATGCAGCTATTATACGTAAATCTAATAAATTAGTTGAAACTGCTAATGCACAATATAAGTTATTAAATAAAACTGATATTAGTCAAGCAGAATTAGAAGAGTTTATTTCAAGACTCGGTGATAATCCTTTAGAATCTAGATATAATATAAAACAAGTTAAAGCTATTTTAAAACAGATGGAAGACGACGGGTTTTTAGTTAACCCTAAGACAACCCAAGCTGAAGAAACACAAGTAGTTAAAAGTGAACAGAAAACAGCTAAAGACAAAAAAGCTAGGCAAGCTAAAATAGATCAAGAGTTTCAAAAGTCTGTAGTAGAGTCTGAGACATATAGGAAATACTACGCATCAGATCCGGGTAAGTTTAAGTCACCTCTTGTTAAAGGTAGTAAGGATGATATGTTGATTACACATGCTGAAGATATTTACGAAGAAATGTCAGTAGACAAAAACCCTGAGACAAAAGATGCTATGATTAAGAAGATTATGAAAATAATTAAACCACGTTATCAAGGATGAATAATTTAACTCTATTACAGCAAGACTTCAAGTTATTCTTACAGGCATTATGGCACGAATTACATCTTCCACCGCCAACGAGGGCACAGTATGCAATTGCTGATTACTTGCAGAATGGTCCCAAGCGACTACAAATCCAGGCGTTTCGGGGCGTTGGTAAGAGCTGGATTACTGGTGCTTTTGTTTTATGGACTTTATTTAATGACCCCGAAAGAAAGATAATGATAATCTCAGCATCGAAGGAACGAGCAGACAACATGTCTATATTCCTTCAGAAGCTGATCATTGAGACACAATGGTTGAACTTTTTACGACCTAAAGCTGATGATTCCAGATGGAGTCGTATTAGTTTTGACGTAAACTGTTCTCCACACCAAGCACCATCAGTTAAGTCAGTTGGTATTACGGGACAGCTAACTGGATCTAGAGCAGACCTTATGATTCTAGATGACATAGAAGTTCCCGGTAACTCACTTACGGAGTTTATGCGTGAAAAATTACTTCAACTTTGTACAGAAGCCGAATCAATCCTTACGCCGAAAGACGATAGCCGTATTATGTATCTCGGGACTCCTCAGACTACTTTTACTATTTATCGTAGGCTTGCGGAGCGGAATTATAGACCATTTATTTGGCCGGCCAGATACCCCACAGAAGATAAGTTATCTAAATACGAGGGGGTGCTTGCACCGGAAATCCAAGAAGACATCGATATGGGTGCGGAGGAATGGACAACTACCGATGATAGATTTACCAACGAAGACCTGATAGAAAGAGAAGCATCTATGGGTCGTAGTAACTTCATGCTTCAATTTCAAATAGACACAACTCTCTCAGATGCACAGAAATTCCCTCTTAAGATGGCTGATCTCGTCATCACTAGTGTTAATCCTACTACTGCACCCGAGAATGTTATATGGTGTTCAGACCCATCAAACGTTATCAAAGACACACCAACAGTTGGATTACCGGGAGATTACTTTTACTCTCCAATGCAACTTGCTGGAGAATGGGATAGCTATCAAGAAACAATTTGTAGCGTTGACCCAAGCGGTAGAGGAACAGATGAAACAGCTGCCGCCTTCCTATCTCAACGCAATGGATTCATCTATTTGCATGAGATGTCTGCATACAGAGACGGCTACAGTGATCGTACCTTGCTCGACATCCTTAACAGATGCCAAAAGTATGGAGTTACAAGCTTGGTTATCGAAACAAACTTTGGAGATGGTATTGTAGGTGAATTGTTCAAGAAACACCTTATAAACACAGGACAACACATGAATATAGAAGAGGTACGTGCAAATGTTCGGAAAGAAGACAGAATTATTGACTCGCTTGAACCTGTGCTTAATCAGCATCGTCTTATTGTTGACAGGAGTGTTATTGACTGGGATTATGCGTCCAACAAAGACAGTCCAGCTGAAGAGAGGCTCCTCTATATGCTATTTTATCAAATGAGTCGTATGTGTAGAGAGAAACGGGCTGTAAAACACGATGACAGGCTTGATTGCCTTGCTCAGGGTGTTAAATACTTTACAGATGCCTTATCCATCTCTGCACAAGACCAAATAGCAGTTAGAAAGAAAGAAGAGTGGGATAATATGTTAGCAGAGTTCTTAGAGAATCCAGAAGTAAGTGCAAATCACATGGTACTTGGACTGAATCTAGAACAGCGTAGAGAAGCTAGAGGTCTAGAAGACAACAACTATGGCTATAACTGGCGTTGAGCGATCACGCACTTATACAGGGGAGGAGAAGGGTGGACTCTTTCCCTGTAACCTAATATCCTATGAGTGGATATTCCTTATAGACCTCCACTAACTAACAACCATGAAAATATTCGCAGCAATAGAGCGTATATTACTGGATAGATGGAGTAAGATAAGGTATAACTTAGGATTAAACAAGTGGCCTCTCTTAAACTACAAAGAACAGCAATTACAGCTTAAGAAACAATATCTAGAGTCCTTACTGGATAAAAAATGACATAAATTTGAGAGGTCGGTATACGTATGCAGCAGGTCGCAGACGTCCCCTATGGGTCTTGCTATAATATAGCGGTTGAGTCTCGCTGCGACGCGGGATTATCGTGAGACTCAGCGCGGCAAGGACGTAGTGGACTCGTTAGACTAATGCGACGCTATCTGTAGGCATGTCAGTCTTAGACCAGTATCAATCAGACTTAGACTGAGATCACAATCATGTGCGACTCAAATGGGATGTGTTGTACTGCTCAAATATCATGTTAGTCTCAGTTGAGTCGGTTATAATAAGTATATAACAGACAAGGAGATTC